TTCAAAGGTCTCCTGTTCCAAATCGAGCGTGATGCTAACGCCATCGCACAAAGAACTCGTCGCGGGAAGGGTAACATCCTCCTTTGCTCCGCTGATGTTGCTTCTGCCCTGACCGCCGCTGGTCAACTGGACTACACCCCCGCCCTGTCATCCAACATGAATGTTGATGACACCGGCAACACCTTCGCTGGTGTGCTCAACGGTCGCTATCGCGTCTACATTGACCCGTTTGCTGCTAACCTGAGTGCTGATCAGTATTACGTGATGGGCTACAAGGGTTCTAACCCTTATGACGCCGGTCTGTTCTACTGCCCTTACGTGCCCCTGCAGATGGTTCGCGCCGTTGGTCAGGACACCTTCCAGCCAAAAATCGGATTCAAGACTCGCTACGGCATGGTCGCGAACCCCTACGCCGAAGGCACCACACAGGGTCTCGGACGTATCACTGCTGGTTCCAACCGCTACTACCGTCGCGTCAAGGTCCAAAACCTCATGTGATCACGGATCACATACTTTACAGAGACTCCTTCGGGGGTCTCTTTTTTTATGTGTATGTAATTACAATCTTTCTATGCTGAGTTTTCTTATCACAGCAGAAGTAATATGTTGCTTTTCCATCTAGTAGACCAGTTGCTCTAGCAATGAGATCCATAGCAGCAAGTCTATCCGCTTCAGGACCTGCTTCAGGTTGCTCTCTATGCTTCTTCCACATGTCAGCAACCATATCTACAGGTTCTGGTGTCTGATAAGGTGGTGACGGTTGTGATTGCCACTCGTCTAGTTTCTCTTGTGTAGTATCTGCAATACGAAAAGGAGTACCGTCCTGAATAAACTCTTCGTTCATTTCTTGAAATGTTTCTGGCGTGATCTTCATATTATTTTTCATCAACCAACATGGTTTGCAAAGAGGAACCATCATCAACTGAGGACACTGATTCGCTGGAGTTAGTTTACCACAGGAACTACATTCTGTCTCCCACATTTTCATAATGTTCTATTCAATCTAGTTTCTGCTTGATCTGGGAAGTCTCTAGGTCTACTGTCAGTTGCGTTATCAGTCTTAGGAGAACCCTCGTTCGCCTTCATAGTATGCTGATAGTTTGGTCGTGGGTATCTCATATAGAATGGATCAGGCATCCAGTATGTTACCTGCCATTCTTGTTCGGGACATAGTTCAAGATGCTTCTCTACACTATGAGAGAAACTGCCGAGTTGAATATAACCATCGTGAGTGATACATCTGCCGTTACCAGCATCAACCACGAACATCATCTTGCTACTCATAGCAGTTCTTGCTCTGGGTTGAGATTTTTTACAAATTGCACAGGGTCTTGCTCAGACTTGTGTACCCAATGATAACGCATGCATTCAAACATGGGATCCCACATTGTAACACACGTGTAATCAGATTTTTTATTTTCAGTCGTCACGATTTTTGACTTTATTTATAGTAATGTAAAAAAGATAGAAATGTTAGTAAATAAAGACAAAGTTACCTAGATAGTATTAGGATTAGGAGGACCTATGAAATGAAACCCTCAACTATTTTATGTTTCTTACTATGAGTTCACCTTACACAATTTTATATGCATAACATAATCTCTCGCAACATTTTATCCGAGTGGGGTAGATTAGAACGATCTGTAGAATCTTTAGAAGAAACAGACACACAGATAGAGAAAATCAACGACTACTTTGAATGTATTATTGAATGTGAGGACGGTGCGTCTGCCTGTAAACGAATATGTAAAGAGATCTTAGTATAGGCATCGACAACCTGAACCCCCTCTTGAGTTAGAGGGGGTTTTTTGGTATAGTAAATAGGGTAACGTCATTGCAACCATGAAAGACCAGAACGCTATTTTGTCTTCAGAAAGCAAACAGGTCAAATGGAACCGTGGATTAGACCTCTTTATTGAATCAGTTTTGAAACCGGATTCAACACTTAGGGATTGTGCTCACAACCAGCAATGCTATAATGAACTAATGGATGTCAGGAAAGACGTTCTTGAATACCTGAAATCTAAACGTTGGCATGCCTAAAAATTCAGTAACTAGGGAAGAGTTGATCACCCGAGTTCTCAAACTAAAAACAGAATTGTATGATGGTTCTTGGTCCGCTAAAAACAGGGACTGGCACGAAGGTGGACATACTTCTTTGAATAAAGTCCTTGATATATTAGAAGAGTATCGCCTCTAAATAACTCGATGCTGCAACTAGGTTTTGGAAACCGGTGTTAGAGGTGCTACTCCTCCATATAAACTAAACGAACCTACGAACAGGAACTTCCTGAGTGTCGTTGGGTTCGATTTTATTTTGAATCGTTGCCCTAAGGTTAGTTTTTACTGTAACCAGGCAAATATTCCAGACATTACTTTAGGAGTAGCACAACAGACAACCTATTTGAGAGACATTCCTGTCCCTGGAGACAAACTTCAGTATGGAGATCTGTCTCTTCAGTTTATGGTTGATGAAAACTGCGAAAATTATTTGCAGATCTATGACTGGATCACGGGACTGGGGTATCCAGAGTCCTTACAGCAGTATGATGATCTAAAACGAAACAGCAGGTTCTATCCTACTGAAGATGCTCCATTCAATGAGCGTTCTGATGGAACTTTGATTGTCTTGAACAGTGATTATAACCCAGCGGTGAAAATCAAATTCAAGGAAATGTTCCCGATCAGACTGTCAGGCATACCTTTCAGTGCTATTGAGACAGAAGAACGTTACTTTACAGCATCAGTAACCTTCAAGTATACTATTTTTGATATGATTGATGTCCTTGGAAAGAAAGTCTAGTCCTCTTAGTCTCGAAAACATCCAAGAGATGTGGACTAATGATGCCAAAATGAATCAGGATGAATTGGATACGGAGTCACTCAAGATTCCCCAATTACATGCCAAGTATTATGGACTATATAATACAATCCTACTGATGAGGAAACAAAACGAACAAATTTACAGTTCGTTGTTGCTTCAAAGGAGAAATTTTTACACTGGTAAGGCAACTGCTGCTGTATATGAAGCAGAACCATTCCCTTACAAGATCAGAGATAAGGATGACCTCAAGTTATATCTTGAGTCTGACGAGAAGTTATCCAAAACGAGACTAAAAATTGAATACTTTGATTCAATGCTGAAATACTTGGAAGAAATTCTAAGGCAAGTAACGAATCGTACGTATCAAATCAAAAATGCCATCGAATGGCGGCGATTCTCTTCTGGTTATGGCTGATCTTATCATAAAAAAGAAGAATGAAGTATATCTTATCATAGAATGTGACCCACATATACAGCATGAACTTCAAGACCAGTTTACTTTCGAGGTTCCTGGTGCAAAATTCATGCCTCAATACAGAAGTAAGTATTGGGACGGTAAAATTAGATTATTCAATGTTCAGAAAGGAGAAATCTACGTAGGTCTTCTGGATAAAGTTTGTCAATTTTGTAAAAGATATAATTATACCTTTGAATTCAAAGACTCAAAGCACTATGGTCTACCCTACCAAGAAGATCCCGGTATTTCTGTACGAGGAGTACAGGATTGGTTGGGGGTAATCTCCAAATATACTCCTAGAGACTATCAAGTTGATGGTGTCTACGACGCCTTGAAAAGAAAACGACGATTGATTATTTCCCCGACCGGTTCGGGCAAGTCTTTGATGATCTACGCTGTTGTGCAGTATCATGCTGCCCATCAAAGAAAGATCTTGGTCATTGTTCCTACCACATCCCTGGTAGAACAGATGTATAAAGACTTTGATGACTATGGATTGGATGCTGATAAAGAGTGTCATAGAATCTATGGTGGTAAAGATATGAACAGCGACAAGACTGTTATTATATCAACTTGGCAATCAATTTACAAACTAGATAAGAAATGGTTTAGGCAATTTGACGTAGTTATTGGTGATGAAGCACATAACTTCAAGTCTAAATCTTTGGTAGGCATCATGACCAAGATGCATGACACTGCTTATCGTTATGGGTTTACTGGTACATTAGATGGTACCCAAACTCACAAATGGGTATTAGAAGGATTGTTTGGTCCCTCGTATAAAATTATCAATACAAAAGAACTTCAAGATGCGGGGTACTTAGCAAAACTGAACATCAAAGTTCTTCTTCTCAAGCATAAGCAAACTCCATTCGAGACTTATGAAGATGAAGTGCAGTATCTGATTGGTCATGAAAAGAGAAACAAGTTTATAAAAAATCTAGTCCTAGACATAAAAGGCAATACGTTGATCCTGTTTAGTAGGGTTGCCGCCCATGGAGAGGTTCTTTTCAAC